GCCATACGCAGTTATGTACGAACCAAAAGAAGAAGCCCCGCCAGAACCGCCTGCAACGGTTGTAGCGCCGCCCGTGCCTGCGGCGCCAACAGTAACCACTACTTGGCAAGTGATGCAAGCAGCACGGAATGTGTTGTTTATTCTTGCGCTACCTCCGCCTCCGCCACCACCAGTACCGGTAGTGCTAGTAGATGCGTGTCCGCCTCCGCCTCCGCCTCCGCCACCCCAAACACAGACACGAACCCAACTGATGTTAGGAGGTTTGACCCAAGTGCCCGAAGATGTGAAGACCTGAAGATTGGCTTCAGGCCCAGTTGTTTGGTAGTTAAAGGCTGATGGTTGTAAAGACTGTGCCATCTGTATTCCTTACCAAGAGACAACAATCACGCCGCCTGCGCCGCCTGCGCCGCCTGCGCCACTTGCACCTCCAGAGGATGAGCAATATAAAGCACCGCCACCGCCTCCGGCGCCACCAAACGGCCCTCCCGCACCACCCGCACCTGCGGTTACTCCTGCTCCACCATTGGCATTACCGCCATTACCGCCGCTGCCGCTGCCGGATGTTTGCAGAATACCTGCTGTACCGGAGACGCCCGCACCTGCGGTATTCCCGCCATCGGTGCCGCGAGCATACTGAGCCGTTCCGCCGACTCCACCGGGTTTATTGATGGAACAATCTCGGTTTCCACCGCCGCCTCCACCACCGCCGCCAAAAATAGACCCGCCGCCACCCGGGCCACCAGTACCGCAAATTCGTATGCTTCCACCACCAGAGCCGCCACCACGCTCGGCGTTTGTTCCGGCGTAGTTGCCCCCAATAGAACCGGCGCCTCCGCCGCCAATGTTGCAGCCGCAGGAGGTTAACCCCCAGTTTCCATTTAGACGCGCTCTTGGAAATCCGCCGTTGCCTCCTGCGGTCGTACCGGCACCACCAGTGCCGCCCCCTGAGCCGCCCCTATTAAAAACTGAGTCTGTACCCTCCCCACCACCGCCACCATAAGAGGTCAAATAAGACCCAAAAGAAGAATTGCCTCCGGCAGAACCGTTGTTCCCAGTGCTAAACCCGCCACCGCCATAAGCAACACCAGTCCCTCCTGTGCCACCTGCCCCTACTGTTACTGCGACAGTGTTGGGCAGCACGGATGCGGGCCAAGTCAAAGAGGCTCTTGCACCTCCGCCACCACCTGCGCCGCCCGGAACATCGTCACCTGAAGTATTGGTGGCATAGCCGCTGCCACCACCACCCCCTCCGCCCCATACACAAACACGGACGATGTTTACACCGACAGGCTTAACCCAAGTGCCCGAAGATGTAAATACCTGCACATTGACCGATGGGCCAGTGACTTGGTAGTTAAATGCTGCGGGTTGGTTGGATTGCATCTCAGTAGTTTCCGCCGAATGCAGACAGAGCAATAGCGATGTTGGTGCCGCCTGCGGCAACCGTCAAGCCACCGTAGATACGGTAACCAGCAGGAAGGTTCAGGCCACCAGTGGGCAGCGTCAGCGAGTAAACGGTCAGGGCAGAAGTGCCCAGAGCCGTCACAGCCGTAGCCGGAATGGCGACCTCACCAATGAAGATGTTGTTGCCCGCCGTGGTGTTGGCTGAACCATTGTTGGCCCAGAAGCGAACCACCGTAGCAGCAGAAGTGCCCGAAGCGGTTGCGCCGTTGGTTGAGGCTAGACGGCAAAAAATGTTATCTACACGAGCGCCATCAGCGCCTGCCGTGAAGACAAGTGCCAAGGCTGTGCCCGCCGTTTCAGTTCCGTCGAACGCTTTGGTGTTGGTCATCGCCGTACTGACGATGGCGTTCAGAGAGCCCGCATTGGGCGTCTGAGCAAATACCGGGGTTGCAGTGACTGCCATGATCAGAGTCCTCCGAAGTTAGTGGCAAGGAAAATGTTGGAACCCGTACCGCCACCGCCTGATGCGGCGATGGTAATCGAACCCGTACCGTTTGTGATACTGATGCCGGTTCCTGCGGTTAGGGTCGCTTTGGTCAACGTGTTGCCTGTGGTGTTACCAATCAACAGTTGGCCGTCGGTGTAGGTTGTCTGCCCAGTGCCGCCGTTGGCAACACTGAGCGTTCCGGCAAGCGTGATGGCACCAGTCGTTCCGGTACTAGGCGTAAAGCCCGTGGTTCCGGCTGAGAAGGATGTCACACCACCCGTAGATGCAGCCCAAGATGCAGTCGTGCCGTTGGAAGTTAGCACGAACCCGTTGGAGCCGATGGGCAAACGAGTGGCGCTGTTGGTTCCGTTACCAATGATCAGGTCGCCCGTCGTCGTGATAGGCGACAGAGCGTTGAAGGCGGCGGAAGCGGTTGTCTGCCCCGTGCCGCCATTGGCAATTGCCAACGTGCCGTTTAATTTGGAAGCATCATCTGTTGCAACCAACTCAAAGTCAGTGCCGTTCCAGGCTACAAGTGCCGCCCGAGCAGCCGAAACAGTAACTCCAGTCGTTGGACCAACCCCAACAATCTTTACGTCCTGCGATGTCGAAGTATTGTTGAGAAGCAGATAGACCTTGCTTGCCGCCGGAACGGTGATCGTCAAGGTGCTTGCCGGGTTTCCCGTGCAGTTGATGATTTGGTACTGGGAAGAACCAGTTGAGCCCGAGCCTGCCTGAGTCAGCGAAGACGCAGTGGTCTTGCTCAGGGTAACCGCCGTCTGGCTCCCGCTAATGGTTTGAGTACCGGCTACAGCGGCATCAAGGTACTGCGTGATGTAGTCGTTGACCGTGTCGCCCCAGGTGCCGGATAGTTCACCCGTAACCGGAAGGGCAAGGCCCAGAAGGGAGGTGTATGAGGTGGGCATCTAAGGCTCCTACGTCGTCGGGATAACCGTCCACCCGGACGATTGCACGTTGTTGATATTCTGCCAATTGGCAGTCTGAATGTCATCCACAGGTTCCCAAAACCTGCGACCCGTAATTGAGTCTGTTGCCGTTGCAGTTTCTTGAATAGCAGCAAAGAACCGTGCTTCAGCGGAAACTGCATCTGCCCCCGTCGCGGTTTCAGTAACCGCGCTCTGGATGTTGTGGTTTGTACTGACCTGATCCGTGCCGGTAGCAGTCTCCGCCACCGCGCCCTGAATTTCCTGACTTGCATTGATGCTGTCCGCACCAGAAGCCGTTTCTTCTACTGACCCATAGAAGGCAAACGCTGCCGATACTTCGTCTGCGCCGGATGCCGTCTCGCTGACCGCCGCGTTGGGGTTAAACAGGGCAAGAACTTGATCCAAACCGGAGGCAGTTTCTGAAACCTCCCGGTTGTATTCGGCCTGAGCCGCTACGCTGTCTGCGCCGGAAGCGGTTTCCGCAACGGATCGGGCGTATTCTGCACCGGCAACAACTTGATCTGCGCCAGTGGCCGTCTCGCTGACGACCCCGTAAATCTCGACTACCCCGGCAATTGCATCAGTGCCGGTGGCTGTCTCTGCTACAGAGGGCTGAACCGAAGCCGAAGCGGAAACGGAGTCAACACCTGTCGCTGTCTCAGCGACATCGCGGTCATATACCGATTCACCCCAACCGGCCTGACCCCAGGTGCCTGAACCCCATCCGCCTTCGGCCACGGATCATCCTTTAGGCGGACAGGCTGAAGGTGTACGTCACATTCAGAATGTCGCCAGAAACCACCGAGCGGTCGCCGGGGGCAGAGAAGTCAGCCGCCGAGAACAGCGTGCCGGTCGTGCCGCCCTTGGTGTTGTTGGAGGTCAGGAACGCTCCACCAACCGTCGTCGTACCGTTGATGGTGAACACGGCCTTGCTTGCGGTGTTGGTTACCACAGAAGGATTGGCGTTCGTCGCAGCAGCAAGCGTGGCAGTCGGACGGTTGGCTTCGCTGTAGTCAGTCACTTCCGTCCAGCCGATGTGCGAAGACATAGTGTCTCCGGCAGCGGGGCTGTTGGTAGAACCCGAACCATACAGACCCAGATACCAAGTGGTGATCTGAGAAGTTGAGGTCAGGGCAGAGCCTGCCATGTACTGAAGACCGACGTTGACCACAAGGTTGGGAGTCTCAGCAACCCACTTGAGGTTGCCGTCCTTGTCGTAGCACTCAACGGTGTACTTGCCCGTTGCCTTTGCGCCCTCAGACGATCCGGTGTTGGCAATCAGCCCACCGCCAACGATGTCAGTGGCCTTGGCCTTTTCGATGCTCATTTGATGCTCCTATGCAATGCGGATAATCGCGTTGGTGCTGTCCGCAACGGGGAACTGCACCTGAAAAGACGTGACAGCAGTTTTATCGCCGCCAAAGTCCAACACACAGACGGTCGGATTCCCGCCGCCAACCTTATAAATCAGCGCACCACGGCAAGTAAACGACGCCGGGTTCCACGTAGCGTTGGCAAACGACAAGTACGCAATCGTGTTGTTGGGATTAGTGCCCGTTGTGGGCTGCACAGAAACCGTAACAACTTCACCGCCTGCCGTGTAACCACCACCGGCAGGGACTTCGCTTGCTGTCGTGTACGCAGCCGTAGTCGGCCCAATACTGGCACCACCCGTGTAGAGCGCCATTTTGAACGTGTCAGTGCTGAAGTTGAACTGGCCAGAGGCCAAGCCCACCTTGAACTGATTGGTTGCACCCTGCTCGATGGGCATTACTGGACACCCCTATTCTGCGGCAGCGGCTGAACACGAGCCTGCCCGCTGCGGTACGCATCGCTGCGCTCCAGACCATCGCCCAGACGCTTGGCCATCGCTAATGCTTCCATGTACTTTTGGTTGTACACGCCCATCATGTCTTGCTCACCCTTCATGTAGGTGTAGGCTTCGACGAGCGAACCGTACAACAGCACAGAGTCAAAGTTATCGCCCAACCACGTACGCCCGTTTGCTGCCACCGTGATGGACTCGGGGTAGTAGTAATAGTGCAACTCGATGGTGTACGAAGCGTCTGGCGTAGGGCCAAGGATAAAGCTGAGTTCGTCTTCGTTATCTGAGCGCGGGCCAAAGATAGCGTAATACCTAGGAATCGCCTTGTCCGTGTTTGGATTTGGATACGCCTGCCGGATAAAGTTCACGTCCTTGTTCAACAGGTACTCATACGACCCATCAACGGCAACCGCCGCCATTGAGTACACCGACAAAAAATCGGATGGGCACTGAAGATACTTGTTGTTGGCCGTTGTCGTACCAGTGACGTTTTTACGCAGTGACGGAAACTGAACCGAGTTGTAAATGCGCTGCTCAGCCTGACGGACGAACACCGGAACTTCCGCCTCAAAGGAGGAATCCTGATTTTCCGTATAGGCGATGATCGCCGCTTTCAACTCGGTGTAGTTCACGCCATCGGTCCCCTGGCCATCGTGCCCTTGGTAGCGCAGCCAGTACCACGGATTTTGATACCCGAAGTCTTGGTCGGCTTGTACTCGTTGGAGTGCATGTTGGCCACAGACACGTCCATGCGGAGTGCCTGCTTGATGTCGTCAGCGCCAACAACCGGTGTAGCCACCGGCTTGGGAGTCTTGTAGGTTGCCATGTCAGACACCTTTCTGCTTACGGCCAGGGTTCATCTGGTTGGCCACCTTGGCCAGACCACGACCCATCTTGAGCATGTCGCTGTTGGTTTTGCCACCAGCACGCATCTTTTTAGCGTGCATGCGCTGCTCGTGCGCCTTGACTTCGGCCTTGGCCACTTTCTTCATCGCATCCATTTTTCGCTCCT